ATCAAGGGTTAATTTCTCAATAGGAGTTGAAATCTCAGAAGAAGCAAAAGCATGAAAAGGCACGCTCTTATAAGCTTCTGCGTCACGAATGTTAGGCGGATCTGAAAATCCAAACCACGCTGCCAACTTAGACACACCAGTTGCAACTACACTGGTTGCTTTCATATATGGACCAATAACTGGTACATCCACTAAATAACTAGCAATGCGAGCAGCAGCAGATGCTGGTGTTGATATAATACCGTTAGGTTTATATTCATCAGCTTCATCTTCGGCTTGCAAAGCACCAGCAACAGTAGGACCAGCTAAGCAAATATCTTCGGCCCAACAATATGTCTGAATTGTCACAGAACCACCAGTAACTCCATTAGCATTATCTAATGCAAACATTGAAGAATAATTTAAAACTCCCATGGCATTAAAATCGGCTAAAGAACTTACTCTCAAGAAATTTTTTGGATAGAAAAATGGTAAAACCATCTCTCCACCTTGATTACTCTGAGGATAAATCCATAAATGCGGTAATTGAGAGTGTGTGATACTCCAAAATTCCCGATCTATACCTGCTGGAATGTATGAATTCCAACCATACGATTGAGCACTAACTGCGCCGTTCATGGTATCTACTAAGGGTTTGTAACACACAAGTGCAGCTCCATAATAAAATGGAGAAGCATTAATCATGACTTTGATACGCAAATTACAACTTAAATAAGCGTAATTTTCTAATTTACGTTTTATACAAGGATCATTAAAAAATAAAACCCAAGGTTTTATTTCTTTTTCGGCTAAGGCAGTACCCTCAGTCCAAGTTTGAGTATCAATCAATACAGGTCTTTTTAAAAAATTTGCCAAATCCACATTAGCTGTATAGTCAATATAATATGAATTATCGGAAATAGGATTGTACTCAGCAACCATACCAGCATTATCATCATAATACTCAACAATCTCCTGAGTATGTGTATCTGAAGTAACTGGTTTCTTGGTTTCTGCTGCAGCAGCTTCACTTACATCTGCCTGCAGCTGCATATCACTGATTTCACGAGGATCAGTAACCTCCGTGTCGTGCAATGATAAAGAATCACGCACTAAATCTGAATAATGTGTGCGGCCTATTATAGGCACTAATCTAGTTGCACACTCACTTTCTGTTGGTATTCGGCAACAGTCCTTAATACAGTTTCCGGGTTATTATTTTAAAGATACAAGATTCAACCCAAATCTTGTATAGTTTGTTGGCTATATGTCATCGCAACAACATCATTACATATCCACACTATATTTTTCGCCACAAAATATCAGTAACTATATGCAATGGATCCTTTTGTTTACTGGATGTAGATCTAACACCCAACATGAGTTTATTTTACTGGAAAACTCGACCAGCTTGCTCGAAATTATCGCGCAATTCTTCCCACGTAGGAAAAACCCAATCTTCCAAATAAATGTTGAGTTCATTCTCATCAATCACCTGTTTAAAAAATTCACTCTTTTCATGGAAAATTTGCTTTCCATACCAAAAATATTCTCTGATTGCACTACCAATAACGGATATAATCTGTTTCTCTGGAGTCATCTCCTTCTTTTGCAAACCTACCAGTAGAGATTTCCTAATTGAAGCTTCTTCTAATGGGCACAAATATGCATCTACATCCTCATCATAACGCCAAGTTCTTTTTAAAAATGAAACTTCATCAATATGTATATAAGGTATAGATTCTGCCTCTTTATCAGCCATGGTATAAACAATGTCATTGGCAGCAAGCACTCGTGATATATCTGTATGATTAAACCATGGACAATTTTCAGAAACTCCCATACAATTATCATCACCATATGTCATTAACGCTACATTATCTTGAAATGAAAAACATTCCTTATTCGGATTTAACATACAATAACAGTAACGCATATACAGAGAATTAACGAGACTGTTAATCACAACTGTTAGCGGATGACCAGAAG